CAGTTTTCGGAGTGGCGCCAAACGCCGTGAAAACATGACCAATCGGAACCAGTCCAGTACCCATCCCATCTTGCTCGGGATCGAGCGTATTCTGCACCAGCGCCACCAGTTCAGGCGACGGCGGCATATTTGCCGCGTCCGTGATGACAGCGCGGACCGTGCCCCGGCCATTCCACAACGGCTGAACGCGGAACCGGCCAACACCCGGAATATCGCTGATCCATTCGCGGTACTGATCCACATTCCCGCCATACCGTGTAGCGTTGATTTCTTCCAGATAACGCTGGTACAGCGCTTCGTCGGATTCCTCATCTTCGCCGGGAATCAGCACGTCGGCCAGCGTCGCGGTCGTCAGCCCTTCGATATATTCGATCGGGAGCAGACTGCCGAAATACGTGTTACCGATTGCGCCGGGCGTCTCGGCTTCCAGACGGTACTCTTGACCGTCGATGTGTTCGCGGACGATATAAACCACATCCCCGCCCCTGAAGCGGCTACCAACCGGAACAGCAGCGTCGAAAACGCCCTTGCGAACAGCGGGCGTCGCGGGCCTACGGTTTACACCGCTTTCCGCCGTCCTGTACGTCAGGAATTTGCCGTCAGCCATCCGCGCAAACGTTAGGCGCATGAACACATCCAGATCGGCATACGCCTGCGCCAGTTCAGCGGCAATCGGCGCCAGCGCGGTATAGATGATCGACCCTTCCCGCTTATCCAACGTGTTCGGAACTCGATTCATCATCCGCGTCAGGATCGCCTCGAACGTCTGGTTTTCAAACACCGCCCCCCACCTCCTGTTCAGCCTCGAAATTGCCGAAGGCACTCACGACCATAAACCGCACCAGCGCGCTGTCACCCTCGAACCGGATGCTAAAATTCGTAACATCCTCAATCCGGTCATCCTGCGTCAGCGCTTCCCGAATGCGCCTCTTGATCTCGGACTGGACATACAGCGGATCGCGCCCGATCAGCTCTTCCAGCTCGCTCCCGTAATCGGGCGAGAAAATCAGGTGCCGATAGCGCTCCGTTTGCAAAATAAGAAAAACAGCCTGCTTGACGGCCTCCAGACCATCGACCATACCAACCACGCGGCCCCGGTCGAAGTCAATGCCAAACGTCAAGCTAGGCTGTTGTTCCTCCACGATCTCCAAATTGGCCGGAATGATCGTCCCTGTCGGCGTCGCCATAACTCACACCACCTTGTCGAGAACGACGAACTGCCGTCCCCCCTGAACCCGCAACAGCATCACCTTGTCGCCAACCTCCAGCCCTTTCCGCACCACAACCTTCTCGGATTCAGCAGGTTGCATCCCGCCTGTACTTCCTCCGGGCGCCGAATGCGTATGCGATATGTCAACCTCATATCTCGTCAGGCTTTCCGGCACGATAAGAAAGTCGCTCGTCAGCGTAAACCGCTGTTCGACATTGACCTCTAGCGGATCAACCTTCGTCACCGTGGCAAACAGCACGGCGACGGGTTGCCCGGCCTCAATCGCGCCCAGACTGGCCTGCCGGATCAGGTTCGCCAGAGCCATCCATCACACCACCTTCAAAGTTATCGACATCGTATGCTCGTCACCCTCCCATTTGTGGGTGCATTCATCCACAAGGAAATATTGATTTATCCCCAAATCCGTGAGGATAACAGGGATATAGCACCCGGCCCGGATACGCAAGTCGCCCAGCGCGTCGATCTTGAGCGACCTACGCTCCCGGTTTTTAAGCTGAATCAGCATATTCAGGAGTTCTTTGATCTGGGCCGCGTTCATCTTCTCGTCAACGACATCGAAGTATTGCAGGCGGCCCCACTTCGCAATGTTAGCGCTGTCCTGCATGATGTACACGTCCCGGCGTTTCGTCTCCTTGTTGTTCTGCACCAGCTTGATCCGGTTGTAAGTATCGTAGTCGATGCTTCGCTTGTAATTGTACCCATAGGCCAAACTTTCATCGCCAATCGCAACATCTACCCGCATATCTGCGGCGTTATTGAGTGTTAGCGCCCCAAAGCTGTCGTAGAATACGAAAATATTTCCGGTGGCGATCAGCGTCAAATCCAGTGCCTTGCAGATAACATCCAGCCCCGTCTGGTTGTCCTCCACCAAAGTCGGTATCCGGTAGCCGGTGCCGGTCAGGTTGCCGACTGTCAAACCAAAGTCACCGGCCACCTTACGGATGATCTCGGTCGCGGTCGCGTTGGCGAAAACGAATGTATCCTTCGACAGCAAATACCGAATCTGGTCATACGCGGTGATCGAGATTTCATCATCATCGCCCTGCTCGATAGCGAAGACGTAGCCGTAGAAAATCTTGCTGGAGCCATCCCGCACCCGGATAACGGCCCCGGGATCAATCCGCAAGCTTTCATGCTTCACCAGCGACACATCGAGAACGCCGGGATGGCCGGTGCGGACGGTTTTCCACGACACAGACGACACCATGTCCGAGATGTCATAAATTTTGCCATCCCGGTTATCGAAGAGGATTTCCAGCGCCATCAAATCACCTCACGATGTCGGGATTTTGATCTGCATCCCGACCCGCAGGCTCCGCATCTGCGAATCCTTGATCCCATTCAGGCGGGCGATCTCCGGCCAGCGGCTACCGTTCCCCAGATACTTCTGGGCCAGCGCCCATAGCGTCTCGCCACTTTTCAGCACATGGACCTTCGGTTGCGGCTTCGTCTGCGGGCGCGTTTCCTTCTTCGCGGCCACGGCCACGGGCTGATCGTTCTGCGTCTGCACCTTGACCTGCACCAGCTTCGGGCCATAAGGCCGATACTGTTTGAGCGTCATTTCGTACTCGATGTCGCCCACAGCGCCAGCCACTTCCCGCCATGTGAAGTCCTCGATGGACGCTAGCATATTGATATCCACGGTCCCATCCGTTACGACCAGCCGCACAACCTTCCGGGCGCGCCGCCATTCGTCGATCATTTCCACGTAGCTCGACGGCTCCAGCAGTTCTTCGCCAACCACGAACGGGTAACGCTGGGCGGGGAAGAAGCTCTCGAAGCTAACTTCGGACAGACTCGGCGTCTGGATCGAATTGATCTCCCCGAGCTTGACGATCCGATACGTCTTCCCCTGCCCGGGAATCTCGACCTCGATTTCAGGAGGGTTGACCGGAAGACGGATTTCCTGCGCGCCGTCGTCAACGGAAAGATAAATGCCGTAGTCCGGCATAGCCATCACCTTTTAATTTCATCTGCGGACCTTTGTCTGAGTCTTTCAACAATCTCGTCTATCGCAGTTTTCTTTTCAGCGATACGGACCGTAATAGTCGCCTTTTCCAATTGAACGATTTTTTCGGTCAGATTTTTCACGGCTTCAGTCAGCCCTTCGACAGCCCGGATAAACTGTTCAGCGCCTATCGAGACCATCACTTTTTTAGCCATCAGGCAAACACCCCCTGCGCGGAATTGACAATCTCCCGTTCCAGCGATTCTTCGATGCGCCGGACGATGGTATCCACATCCACATCGTTCCGAATATCGCCGGTCGTGACCTGCACCGTCGGCGTCAGCGTCACAAAATTCTGGATCGACTTCATTTCGGCCAGCTCGCGCATCAGCTTCAAATCCTCGTTGGAGATATCAACCGTGTCCTCGATCTTCCCGACCTTATCAACGTTCGCAAGGCCGTTCTTGTCGATGTTGGCGAGATACTTATTGATGTCCTCAATCGCATTGCCACCGCCGCCGAACCCCTTCGCCATGTTCTGGATTTTATCGAAGGCGCCCTGAACCTTATCGGCCACAAAGTTCCCGGCGGCCTCGCCCCATTCCCGGCCAATGTTGAACGCCTCCGCATAGTCCATCGGCTCGAACCGCATCAGCTCGACGACATCAGCCTCGCTTTGCAGGCTGTCGCGGGCGGACTCCAGCTTGTCCAGCAGATTGCCGATCCCGGACGTGATGTCCACCTGCAAGCCGGGAATCTTATTGATGATGTTCTCAATCCCGGAGGCTAGTTTCTCAAGTTGTTTCAGGGCGGTAATCACCAGATCATAAAACAGTTTTTTTACGGCATACACAGGATCGCGCCAGACGTTCATGAAGAATTCGGCCACAGACAGCACGCCGTTTGCGATCCAGACGAACTGATTGTAGACGAACGCGACCAGCGTGCCAATGATCCCGCCGATGAAGCCAATGACCTTCGCGGCAATATCTCCCCATTGGTTGAAGACGTAAATCAGCAGGCCAATCGCGGCGCCGATCAGCAGAATCGGCCAGTTCATCGCCAGCCACGCGGCGGCCTGCGCCAGAAGCGGCGGCACCATCGCCCACGCCGCAACGACCATGCGCCACAATTGCTGAATCATCATCGCCAGCAGAATGCCAGCCACCATCATCAGGATCGGCTCGATAATCGACCAGTTGTTCGCGATCACGTCACCGATCCACGTCAAGACGTTCAGCAGACCACTCGCGGCGGCGGCGGCCAGATAGATCGCGTTCGTGATGTTATTCATGACAGCCGCACCACGTTCCGAATTGAGCCAGTCACTCATTTGCTGGAACACCGGAGCGAACGCCCGGAACGTTTCATTCTTAACTTTTTGAAACATCGCGCCGAACGTCATAGGCATTTCCGCGAATTTAGCGTTAATGTCATCTGCCGCCGAGAACAGGGCGGCCTTTATCACGTCTGCCGTCAGCGCACCCTCCGACGACAAGTCGCGCAGTTCGCCCTTC